AAGAGCCTGGTTCATGGCCACTACCTGTGGCTGGCAGCTCCGAGGCCCAACCCACTCTTCGGGAATTCGCCCACCGACATGCCAGTGTTCGGCTGGGGAGGCGCCAGCCATCTCAGCAAGCTGGAGGCCAAGCCTGTAAACGCTGCCGCCACCAACGATGCTGAACGGCTGCATCAGTCGGTAGACATGATCGAGGCCGTGGTCCCCAAGGGTCTAGTGCCGGATGTGCACGGTGCGGATGTTGACTTGAGATTCTCAACAATACTTAAGGATGCCAAGCATAGAATCAAGGAGACCATATCCCTTGGCAACATATGGAAGCCAACAACTGAGGGCTCCATCACAATCTCCTCCGGCCCCCCAAGCCAAGACATCAAGCCCGTCCTAGCCCCGGCCTTCGCCAGCTTGGCTTCGCCATGGATAGACAAAGGCCTGATAGGCGCTATTGCCGCTTGCTCAGCCTGGGGGATGGCTACAAGGACCATCGAGCTAGACGTCGGCGCTAAAGCAGCGATGCGGGAAGCAGCGACTACGTGCATTGACTTGACCAGGCTATATGTGCGTCTATTCACCATGGCAGTGGACACCGCTGCAGCCGAGATGCGCCAGGAGCCGACAGAATGGGCCACCTCAAGCGCAACGCAAGACCCAGTATCTGCCATCGAATCCTTTTCGGGCTGGGCTGCCGCACTCCGAATGAGCAGGGCTGGCACGCAAAACGCCCTGTTCTTCGACACAACTATGATGCCCACACCAGAAGACATCTACCTGCCCCTCAAACTCGCCTGCTCTGACACAGTCGAGGGAGGCCAACTGGCAAGAATCTTATGGCCAGCCATCCCTGGTTGCAAGCTATACCACAATATGGGGTTCGCTGGCCTGCCACGACAAGGCAAAGTGCCGCTCAGCTGCTTCATAGCAACAGTAGAGTGGCTAGTCGCCCTGACCAACACTGCCGCGCAAGCAGCCGCTGCCTACCAGGTCGTAGCTGCCTGCGCATACAGGCCGGACAGCATCAAAATAGGCGGAGTGCCCGCAGCACGAGCCCTACACATGCAACTTCCCCAGAGCTCAATGGCAGGGATGATGCTGACCCCAATGTTATTAGCCGCCGGGACGCTGACTGAAGTGGCTTTCAACGCGGTAGTCATAGATTCTCCAAGGAGGCTCGTGCAAGAAGTTGCTGCCAGGTCGGCAATATACTGCGGGACCATGGCAATGGCAGCGG